GGCGCTCTGTCAAAATTCCAAACTCAGCATAGAGTTCACGTCTCTCCATCACAAATTGGGAATACTGAGGGTAAAAATAGTACCAACCCCATTCTCTATAGGTGTGAGCGCGTAAAACAACTTGATCATATTCTCGAGGATTGAGTCCAAAATATTCCATAGTAGCTCCAATAGTAGACAATAAAACAAAAGACAACAATCCCAAAATCAAAGCTCTTCGGAAAAGATACGAAAGAGGTAGAAAAATCTGCCTTTCAGCAGCTACCATCCTCAAAAAATTCTCCTTCCTCTTACCAAACCAAGTGAGTGATCCATCTGGACGCTGCAACCATGAATGTGGAATCAAAGTGAAAGTAGTACAGCCTACATATTCAGGCCAATAACTCAATTCTTCCACGATTTCCTCATGAAAACAACGCATCACATTGTTGTCGATGTTCCACAACCATCTCATCTTTATAAATGGGTTTACCCAAGGTAACATCGATTGCCAAGCTAGTGAACTGACTGTACTAATGGCAGTCATCGCGATTCCCATCTCGGGATCCTTTGGTTCTTCTTCCAAATCAGGATCCTCGCGTCCACAATATGAACAAATGCCTCCAACGTGAAAGTGACAAGGAGTTCCCATTTGCCCCACCATAGTTCTATTAGGACAAATTTCTTCTGCAGGTAACTCTGCAACATTGGCTTCAATCATGCGAATCCTATCACCAGATGTGGATTTTTCTTCCACATTGGGACAAACGCACATAAAAGACAAACGCTTGCACGTCAAGCAACCGCCGGCTTTCTTAATCCGATACTGCTCATCAAGACGATCTTGTTCTGCGAAATGTTGTATACATTGTTGACGAATCAACTCAAACAATTCTTTTGTGTCAAGGTTCAATGAACGCTTACCATTGATGTCGAAGTAAACAATTTTCTTTTCTTTTCCAACATACACAATTTCATAGACATCAAACCAATGGTAATCATCCGAACCATCAGTTTTACTCGAGTCAATTCGACCAAATTGATCAGAATATTCATCCTTTACACGTTGATCAATAATTG